GATTCGCTTCGAGGTGTAACGCTAGGTATGAATGGCAGCAACGCTGTAGTATTAGACGAATACGCTTATATGAAGCCTAAGGTATTCGAGGAAATTATCATGCCTATGTTAGCAACCAGTAAAGGAAGGGCCTTATTTGTCGGAACACCATCGGGATATAACCATTTTCATGATTACTTTTTAAAAGGCCAGGGTAGTGATCCTAATTGGAAGTCTTGGCAGTTTAAAACAATAGAACATGGCTATGTAGATGCAGAAGAAATAGAATTAGCTAGAAAGAATATGGATGCTAGGTCTTTTAGTCAAGAGTTTGAAGCAACCTTTGAAACAGTACAGAATAGAGCAGCATATAACTTCGATAGAAATACTCACTTAAAGAGCGATGCAGAATCATCTCCTAAAGTATATGCTGGTTGTGATTTTAATGTGGATTGGATGACTGCGGTCAAGGTCTATGAATATACAGATCAAACAATTCACTATGCTGATGAGATACGACTCACTAATTCTAATACAGAAGAAATGGCTAGAGAGATTAAAAAGAGATGGCCAGAAGTTAATACGATATTTCCTGATAGTGCTGGTTCGGCACGATCTACAACATCGAACCGATCCGATCACCAGATACTTAGAGATTTTGGCTTTAAAGTAATAGCCAGGAAAGCAAACCCTTCAGTTAAGGATAGATTAAACGCTTTAAATCGTAAGCTAAAAGATGCAAACGGAAAGATAAGCATGACAGTTGATCCATCATGCGTTTATTTAATTAAAGACTTAGAACAATGCCAAAGAGATAAATCGGGATCAATAGACAAACGATCAGATGATTCACTATCTCACGCTTTAGATGCCTGTAGTTATTTAATCGCATATAAGTGGCCAATCGTTAAACAGTTAGGGACATCCGTACAATGGTAGAGTTCTTACTAGGGTTAAGTGCGACCTTAAATGTCGTATTTACTACCATGTGGATAATAGGATATAGGGCAAATAAGAAACACGAACAAGAATTACAAAGACAAATAGAACAGAATTTCGGGAGGCAGTTGACGCAATATTTTGAGAATTGGATGTATAAAGCATGAAATCAGTTAATACAGTAGTAATACCCGAATACAGTGAGCAGCTAGTATTAGAATCAATACGCAGAGCAAGGGAAAACTTACAAGCAAAAGAAAACGCAGAAAAAGCAACTGCTTTAGATTTTTATTACAATAGGAATTTAGATACGCATTTAGAGCAATGGTTTCCTGGCGAAAGTCTAAGTCAAGTACCAATGTTTCCTATGCGATTAGTACCAAGATTTGCAAGAGCTAGAATGCTCTTATTAAAGAATGAAATTAAACGCTTCATAGGCGGAGAAGAATCAGAAGATTATCGAATGATGACGCATCATCTTAATTCAAAGATGCGAGAGTTCGGAGAAATAGCGTGGCTGTTGGGAGGCTGTCATTTACGTTCTAAATGGAATGAAAGAAGGCAGCGAGTAGAGTATGATATTCTTCCATTCGTGAAGGAATACTATGTTCAAGGAGAATCCGAACCATTTGCATATACTTATGAAATCGAAAAGATAGGCCATAGAAGGCAGTTTGTATTTTGGTCAGAATCAAGAGATGGAGAAAAAGGTCTGCATTTCTTATATGATCAAGCTGGTAAAGTAATCAACATACCAGGAGGAGACGGAACAAACCCTTATGATATATTACCTATAAGTAGATTATTCAATCAAGGCGATGCTTCTGATGTAACTAGAGCTGCTGTTCATGCTGGTATTGCTATGACTGAGATCGCTTTAGGAGTTCGCTTTTCTTTGGGCCAACCAGTAATTAGTGGAGTACATGAAGCACAATCACAAATACGATCAGGAATAGATCGTGCTATTATACTACCAGAAGGTGCATCGTTTAATTATGTAAGCCCAACAGGAAGTATTCCAGCAATGATTGAATCAATTAAAGCAATGCTATCTATTACTGCTCAAAATCATTCCTTACAGATTAAATGGGGCGATGCTGGACAAGTACAATCAGGGATCGCATTAGCAATACAAGATGTAGAGAATTTAGAATCAAGACAAAGTGATATTCCTATGTGGAGAGAATGGGAGGCTTCAAGATATGAAATTGATCGAAAAATTATTGAAGTACATACTGGTAAAAATCTATCTGAAGATTATAGCGTGGACTTCGGAGAGGTCAACTATCCACTCTCAGAAAAAGAACAATTAGAAGTATTAAAGATTAAAAAGGAAATGGGTATCATAGACCAAGAGGATATTATACGTCATTTCAACCCAGATATAAGTGATGAAGAATTAGCTGAGAAATTAGGAACAAATGAAGAAGCACCTAAAGAACCTAGCTCTCCATTACTAGACGCATTGAGGACTCCAGTTGCCTGATCTAAAAGATAACGCAGCAATACAATTTTCTAAAGCAGTTGAAAAAGTGCAAAGGGAATTAGTGAATCAAATACTTGACTTGAAGAAACAAGGATATACGAAAGATGAAATGCTATTAATACTTCAAGCAATAGATATGGAAGATATGATATTAAACCGCCTAAACCTTAATGCGGATATAGACAAACTGATGTTGTCTTATGAAAGAGTGTTAGCTGGTATGGAAATGACAGGAGCTGTATCAAATGAATCATTGACTGCTTTACTTAGAATGGATAGAGCAAAGTTTGCAGCAGAAGCTGGTATTATGGGAAACACAATACGAACAGAAGTTGCTAGAGGAATCTTAGCTGGTGCAAGTGAGGCAAGTATAGCTGAAGGTATTTTAAAAGGTTCTGGCGGTGTATTAAGAGCAGATCAAGCACAAACTTTAGCGAATACTGCATTAAATACATTTGAAAGAAACGTAACGCTAGAAATGGCAGAGCTTGATCCACCTGATGCAACGTATGTATATCAAGGCCCAGTAGATGACAAGACTAGAGATATATGTTTAGATATGTCTAGTGCTGGAGCATTAACAAGGGAGCAAATAGAAACGGATTTTCCTGGTGCTTTTGGTGATGGTGGGGGTTTTAATTGTCGGCATCGCTGGGCAAGAGAAACATCTGTAAGCAAGAAATTAACAGCGACAAAAAAAGAAATACAAACACAACAGATTCAACGTGGCTAAACCATTAAAAGATATACCTAAAACAAAAGCATCTTTTTGGAAGAAATTAGGCGATGAAGTAGCTGATCGTATTCAAGTGCATACTAAAAAAGGTAAAGATGTTAATGGTGCTAATTTTGAAAAGTATTCTGACGAATATGCAAATGCTAAAAGAGCTGGAAAATTTAAGCGGCAATCTTCAACAAGTACAAAGCCAAACCTAACGCTTACTGGTGATATGTTAAGAAATTTGCAAACAAGAAGTGCAACAAATGAAAGTGTTATTATAGGGTGGTCAGGAACAAACGCAGAAAAGGTTGAATGGAATGCAAAGATGAAAGATAGAATAATAACAAGCGATACAAAGCCTGTTGCAAAAAGTATAGAAAGATTTATTGATAAACAAATCAATGCAACTATTGATCGCAATATTAAAGCGACCAATGAAACAAAAACCTTTGTCATTGGATAAAGGATAACTCAAACAAGAGGTAAAAATGGAAGAACAACAAGTCGAGAGCCAAGACGTTAAAGAGGCAGTCGTTGATGCTGACAACGAAGAAAAACAGCCAGTCGATGGAGTTCCTTATGCACGATTTCAGGAAGTCAATGACGCTAAAAACACATTAAGAGATGAACTAGACGCTTTAAAGCAAACGATTGAAAAAGAAGCCGAAGATAGAAAACTCAAAGAGTTGGAATCTAAAGGTGAATATGAAACAATTATGAAAGAAATGAAAGCAAAGCTAGATATGGCTAATTCTAAGGCCGCAGCTTTTGATGAATATCAGGAAACTCGTAGAGATACGTTATTATCTGCATTACCTGAAGATGATCGTGAAATCTATAATGGGCTTCCGCTTGAGAAGTTAGAAGTTCATGTAGAACGTTTGAAAACGAGGCCAAAACCAGCCTCAACAGACAACACTAAACCATCAGCGATGGGTGGATTTACATCCTTTGAAGAATGGGCTGCTGCTGATCCGAAAGGATATGAACAAGCAAACACCGCTCAAACATCTGGTAAGATAAAGATCGGTTATGGCAGCTAATATTCTAAAAGATAAACTTGATCCTGATAATGAACTCCAAGATCGCAAGATTAATGGAGGGCATGACATCGAATGTACTTATAAAGGAAAGAAAGTCAGTTATGATGACTATATTGATATTTATGAGGAACGTGGAGAGAGAATACAAAAAGGAAAGAAGCCTAGAAGCATTGGAATATTTAGTGGTTGGGGTAAAGGTAAATTGAGAAAGCCTTATGAATAATTTAACAAACCTTACTTGATTATATAAATCGTGAGACATTTATATATTGATAGGATGGTTAAACTATAGGAGTTTGAAGCTATGGCTGAAACAGATACTGGCGTAGCAGCTGGTGGTCTTGGAAAGATTATCGGTGATGCTGTAATAGCCTTCAATCATTCAAATGTAATGTATCCTTTGGTTCAAGCTAAACAAGCTGTTCAAGGTGCAATAACTGTTCAATTTCCAGATTATACTAAAATCGCTTCAAGTAGCGTAGATGCGGTTGCAGATGGTGTGGATCAAGGTTCCGTAACATCAATTACAACTGCTGCTCGTAGTGCAACTATTAGTGAGCATGTTATTCGTGCTGACGTAAGTGATTTAGCAAGAATGGGTAACGCAGAGGATTTAACTGGCAATGTCGGTCAAATACTCGGAAATGCCGTTGCTGCGAAGCTAGATGATGATCTGGTAGAATTAGGAAAAACCTTATCACAAACGGAATGTGGTGCTGGAACAAGTTTAGCTCTTTCCCATTGCTTTGGTGCAATGAGACAAATGCGAGCTGCTGGAGCACCTTTCCCATATAATTTGGTGCTTTCACCAAAACAAGTATGGGGTTCAAAAGGATTAATATCCTTGCTGCATGACGCAGCTGTAACTGGTAGTAATGCTAAACCTCTATCGCTTATGGGCGGTAAAGGAGAAGAAGCAATGGCTGCTGGTTGGGTTGGTTCTATTGCTGGATTTGACGTTTATTGGTCAGATCAAATTGATGAAGATGTAGGTTCAGGCGGAGACGCAGCTGGATTCGCTTTTTCAAAAGGAGCTATTGGACTAGCTGTTGGCCCTGAAGGTCTATTTAGACTCGAAACCGAAAGAAACGCATCATTCAGAACAACTGAATATATTGCGACTGGTTTCTGGGGACAAGTAGAAATCAAGGATGCTTTTGGTGTATATATCCTAAGTGATGTATCATAATTAACCAATCAATGATGGGGGGCGGCTTCGGCTGCCTCCCTTGAAATGAGGAATAATGAAATATTTTAAAAAACCAAACGGATTTATGGTAAAATATGATCCAAGTAGGCATGATTTAGAATCTTTAAAAGATAGATTTGAAGAATGCGATGAAAACGGCAATCCAATGCCTAAGAAATCAAAGAAAAAGGAAAAGTAAATGGCAAATGCTCATATAAGAAGCAGACCAGCGATGGAATCGTTGGGTATTCTAACAGGAGCTGGTGGGTGCGATTATGTAGCTGCTGCAACTGTTAATGCTCATACTTATGTTGCAATTACCGCTTTAGATACCGATACAACAACTGTCAGTGCTACCTCCGCAGATACAGATATATGGGATTCTTTATCATCTGTAGAAATTCCTTCTGGAACAACTATTTATGGTAAGTGGACGGCAGTAACAATCGGATCAGGTGATCTTGCAATGGTTTATAGAGAATCGTCAAGCGATTAAGGAGAAAATATGTCGAGACAATATGCAGTAGTTGAGGCTCAAAACCTTTCTATTGGTCAAGCTGGTTCTATCCTGGTAACAGGAACAACAGCAGTTACTTGTTCGGCTGGTACTGGTATCTTTGTAGCGATACAATTTATAGAAGATACAGTATTTGCTTCAGCAAGTGGCGGATTAGTAGCAGAAACAGAACAATTATATCCAGATGATGCTGGTACAGGAACGATCATTGATTCAAATGGTGGTGCCGCAATAGATAGCGTAACATTTCCACAAGGAATGACTATCTTTGGCCGCTGGAGTGGTTTCACTCTTGCATCTGGCAAATGTATAGCCTATGTAGGCTGATGTTAAGATTAGGATTAAAATTAGCTTCCCATGTAACGCAAACTGCTAGGTTAGCTCGTGATTTATGGAATATAATAAACGATACCTGGCAATTAGAACATAGAAAATGGGAAGATATTGTATAAAGATTTACTTGTAGCCATGTCAAATCTGTTATGGGCGGTAAGCTGCAAGGTTTTTAAAGAAACAGGAGAAATTTAATGGCAACTTTAACAGGACAAACCATTGCCAGTAGTTATGAACAATTACTTCATGTAGATCGTGATGGCGGTGGAAATTCAACAACCCTAGTATCAATTAAAGATGGAGATAACGGAACAACATTTGGTTTCCAGATCAGTACAAATGCTTTAATGATGACTAGCACCAATCAATTACAGTTTGGTGATACAGGAACTTATATATATCAATCAGCAGATGGAGTCTTAGACCTCGTATCTGATACTGAAATAGAAATTAACGCAACCACTATAGATATAAATGGTGCAGTAGATATAAGCGGAAATACTACCATAGGAGGCGATTTAACTGTAAATGGTACTTCTACCTACATAAATAGCACAACTCTCCAAATAGACGATAAATTAATCGAATTAGCCCATTCGCCAAGTGGATCAGAAGGTAATGATTCAGCAGTAGATGGTGGTGGTATTACATTAAAGTCTAGTGATAGTGATAAATCTATCTTATGGGAAAACGATGATGATTCCTGGCATTTTAATCAAGGAATAGTGATCGGTTCTGATGGTTCAGGACATGATGTAACATTTCATAGCGGAACATCTGGAGACTCATTTGTTTGGGATTCATCTGCAGAAAAATTAACAATCACAGGAACAAACGGACAAACAGCTTTAGATATAGCTGATGGTAATTTAGTCGTTGCAGACAATATAGATTTAGAAGGTGATATTGATGTTAATGGTACAGCCAATCTTGATAATGTGGATATTGATGGCGATGTAGACATAAGCGGAAGCATTACAAATGCGGCTTGGACAGGCGATGTAATTGCAAGTGCTTATTTAGATGCTGATACTGCTCATCTTTCAGGTTCGCAAACATTTTCAGGTGCAAAAACATTTAGTGATAGTATTGTAGTGGCTAATACTTCTGCTGATTTACAAGCTACTTTTGGTGCAAATAATGAAGTATTAGATGATACATATATACGAATTATTGGTCGTAATTCAGCGAACTCTTCGGGATATAATTTTGATATAGGAATGGATGCAGATGTACCAAAGGGTTACTTATCATTTGGAGGAACAACCGCTTTATCTTTTGATACATCAGGCAACTCTACATTTGCTTCTAATATTATTATGGCAGACGATACCTCTATAGGTATTAGTGATAGTGATGAAAGAATAGAATTTGATGCTTCTGGAGATATATCAGTATTAGGAGCAAATTTTGGTATAGGCGTATCCGCACCTACAGCAGAGTTAGATGTAAGAGCTACTTCGGGAGATAGTATAATAAGGGCGGTTGGCGTTGAAGGTAATCATGCCGCTTTGGAATTATGGGGAGATGATGGAGATGACGCTACTGACGGGTTTCAAATACTCGGAGGTGCAAATGCAGATGGTCTTTATTTTAGAACATCCAAGACTGCTGGATTAGCTGGTTCTTATGCTTGGGATACAAGAATGTTTATAGCGGCTGGTGGTAATATTGGTATGGGTGATGATGCTCCGCCAACTAATCTTCAAATAAAAGGAACTGGGGGAATATCATTAGGTCTTGAATCAACAGATAATGCTCAGAATTTGGACATTGATTATTATGATAATACAGGCAATCCGTATGGAAGAATAAGGTGGCATGAAGGTGAGTGTAATTGGAAATTCCAAACAAATGTTACTTCATCATCAACTGACCTTATGACTATTAATGCAAACGGAAATGTGGGTATTGGGGTGGCACCTGAAACAACTAATTCATCTTACGATGCTTTACAATTAGGAGGAAACGGATATTGGAATAGTTATAGCTCACAAGGTGCAAGTGGTCAAATGGATTTTAGTCATAATGCTTTTCACAATGCGGCTGGTAACGATGTGTATATAAGTACAGATGAAGCAACTCAATATCGTCAAGGTGGTGGTAAACATTATTTTAAAACCGTTGCTTCTGGTAGTGCCGATGCTACTATTTCTTGGACTACTAATATGGTTATTGATGTCAACTCTCGAATCAGCCTATCCAATAATGATTTAGGTGATTACAATACGATATTTGGTAAAAAGGCTGGTAATGCTATAGCAAGTGGTGGTGATTATAATGTAGTAATGGGTGAAGAGGCTCTTTATACCGAAGACGCTGGTGATAAATCTGTTGCTATAGGATATGCGGCATCATACGCTCAAAATGTTGGTAGTGGTACAAGTGCTAATGTTTCTGTAGGTACAGAGGCTGGTAAATTTAATGTAACAGGTACAAATAATACTTATATAGGGCATAGTGCTGGTTTAGGTGCAAGTGGACAGAGTAATTCAAGTAATACAGCAGTTGGGTCAGATGCATTATTGAGTATAACAAGTGGAGATAGTAATACAGTAGTTGGTTCTACCGCTGGAGATGCAATAACTACTGGTGCCGCAAATGTATGTATTGGTATGAATGCT